ACACCCTGACGGTTGCGATCATCGCCCCAGACGATTGGGACCCGCTCGACGTTATTGAGGCGATGTTAATGCTGGTGCAGTCCATGCAGGACGCGGAGCTTGAACTCACGGCGGCCAATGACACGGCGCATTGAGGTCACAAAGCGTGATGTCAAGCGGCTGCGGGCTTTTGTGTCGCGTGGTCCTAGGCCGTGGCAATTTGCTCGAATGTCAACTGGCCCTGGTCTACAAGAGACAGCAGCTTGCAAACCGGTTCGGGGATTTTGCGATCCCCGATAAGCCAAGAGCGCACTGTGCGAGGGGCAACGCCAACGCCTTTTGCCAGTTGGTTGTTTGTGATGATGTGCCTTTCAAGGAAAGCGTAAAGGTCGGCGGGGGTCATGCGAACGGCCTAAGCACAACGTCGTTATACAAGCGGAATTTCATGCCCTGAAAAGGGCCGCGCTCTTTGCCGTTGTCGTCTAGCATAAACCAAACCTCTACGGTCACGCTCCCGTCGCGGTGCATTGTCCGAACGTAGGCGGAATAACTGCCGCTTCGAACGGTGTAAGCGACTTTATCGCCCTTTTTCATCGTCCTATCCTTTCCTGTGGAGTGGGGGCGCATTAGCGCGCGACAACCGTAACGGAAACAACGCAAACGGTCTTGCCCGTGTTACGCTCAACAAGAGCGCGACCAATCTTGCGGCGTTCGCCGATTGCGTGAGTCTCAGCTTGGGCGACGCTGCGCGTGCCAAGTGTGCGGACGGTGCCGTCAGCGTAGGTTGTCACGACCTCGTGCGTGATGGGCTTTGCAAGCTGCGCGGCAATAAGCTGGTGCATGGTAAGTTCCTTTCCTGTGGGGTGGGGGCGCATTAGCGCGCCGCTTAGAAGAAAGACAACTGAGTGCTAACCGAGCGAGCGGCGCGGCTGGCAAGGTAATCGTTAGCGGCTGCAACGCGAGCGGCGCGAACGTCTGCCAGCCAAGCAAGGTTTTCAGCGTTGATGCGATCATATTTAGCAAGCGAACGCTCTGCGGCCTTGCGGGTAGCGTGAACTTCGGTTGCGGCTTCGTTGACAACCTTCCCGGCAAAAACCGCAATGGTGAAAGTCAGAACGTAGCGGTTGCCGATTTTTTCGATGGTGGCCATTTGCTTGTTCCTGTTTCCGTCCGCTTCCGATGATTGATATTGGCACGTTGTGCCAGACCTTGCAACAGGAAAATGCAGTGCAGGCGAAAATAATTCCGATCCTGCCCTATCTGATCGAACGCGAAGACCGCGCTAAGGAAACCGCATACCCGCTCCTATGGGACGCCTACCGCAGCGGCCAGATGAGCACATGCCAGCTTTACGCACACTGGCGCGACGATCCGGTGTTTGAAGCGTACTGCGTGCAAAGGTCCATAAGGGACAAGCGTCAGGGCTGAACGTGATCCGCTTCGCGCCAAAGGCTCCCGATGACGGAAAAGATGATATACCTTCACCCAAGCGGAAGGCCGATAAAGCCACCCCGTCGAGGGACGGAAAGCAGACCAAGACCGACACGCCAGGACCCGCACGTCGCAAGCCTCGCAAGGCCAAAGGTTGAGTTGGCGGGCGGCGCGGGGTTTTGGATGCCGCGTGAATGGCAGGATTAAGTTGCAGGCATCAGGTGCCAGCGCAAAGGCGTAACAATGGCGACCCGTAAAATCCTTTCGCATGATACCCAAACGCGAGAGAAAATCAGGACAAGTCAGCTTATCAACCGCCTTGAAAAGCACGCATTCGGTGAAGTTGAGTTAACGCAGACACAAGTCCGTGCAATCGAAATCCTGATTAAGAAAACGTTGCCCGATCTGGCGTCGGTTGAATTGACGGGGGACAAAGACAACCCCGTTGCATTGCAGCTAATCAAGCGCACCATTGTCGACCCTAAATCTTGACACCCCGCGTGTCTTCGTCCCGCTCCTGCAGCCAAGCCGCTACAAAGGCGCATGGGGCGGTCGTGGTTCTGGCAAATCACACTTCTACGCCGAACTTCTGATAGAAACGTGCCTGCTAAAGCCAACCCGTGCGGTGTGCGTGCGTGAAGTCCAGAAGTCGCTAGCCCAGTCCGTGAAGCAGCTTCTAGAGGACAAGATAAAACATTACGGCCTTGAAAGCCGGTTCCGTCTGTTGAACGACCGCATTGAAGCGCCGAACGACGGGCTGATTATCTTTCAAGGAATGCAGGACCACACGGCCACGTCAATTAAGTCGCTAGAAGGCTTCGATGTCGCGTGGGTTGAGGAAGCGCAGAGCCTTAGCAAAAAGTCATTGAACCTGTTGCGGCCTACATTGCGTAAGCCTGGCTCCGAACTGTGGTTTAGTTGGAACCCGGATCAGGACACCGACCCGGTTGACTTGTTCCTGCGTGGGCCGAACGCGCCAGCCAATGCAATCGTGGTCCGCGCGAACTGGAGTGACAACCCGTGGTTGCCGCAAGAGTTGCGGGACGAAATGGAACTCGACAAAGCCGACCCTGACAAGTTTGCGCACGTCTGGGCTGGTGAATACGCAAGGGCCGTCGAGGGTGCCTATTACGCTGATGCGCTGGCGCAGGCCACCAAGGAAGGCCGCATTAGCTACGTTGCCGCCGACCCGCTGATGCGCAAGCGCGCGTCATGGGACCTTGGCGTGAACGACAGCACGACCATTTGGGTAGCGCAGTGGATCGGCCGCGAAATCCGGTTCCTTGACTACATCGAGGCTCAAGGCCAGCCGCTCGCCTACTATGCCAACGCATTGCGCGAAGCCGGTCACGGGGACGCGCTGTGCCTTTTACCACATGACGGCGCGGTCAGGGACAAGGTGACAGCCACTCGATACGAGGACCATCTGCGCCAGGCGGGCTGGGAAGTGCAGACCATTGCCAACCAGGGCAAGGGCGCGGCGCTTAAAAGGATCGAAGCCGCGCGGCGGTTGTTCCCGCGCATGTGGTTCGACGACGACAAGACGCGCGCTGGCCGCAAGGCTTTGGCAGCGTACCACGAGCGACGGGACGAAAAGCGCAACGTCGGCCTAGGGCCGGAGCACGACGACGCATCGCACGCGGCGGATGCTTTTGGCCTGATGGCGGTTGCGTATGAGGAACCGACCACGGCTGCGGCTGCAAAGCGCGTGCGGCGCGCGGCGTCGGCGAATGGGTGGATGGGCGCATGAGCGAGTGGCAGCCCGAAGCAACCGCGCCGCGCGATGGATCGTGGATCGTCAGCAGCGGCAAGTATCCCCGCCGTTTGCGATGGGCGCGCACTGAAATCTACCAGTTTGGTGCGGTGTGGGGCTTGTGGTCTTGGACTGACGAGGAAGGCCGCTATTGCTTTCACGTCAACGAATGGAAGCCGGGATGATCCGGCGCGAACTTAAAGCCGTTGGAGAGCCGTCTGTCGCGCGCTACCACAACTATCTGCTAAGCGCGCACCTTGACGTTGACGCTATCGAGCGCTTGCGAGTGCAGGCTGCACGCGACGAGCAACACTGGCACGGTGTGAAGAAACAGACCCGCGACCCGGATTTGGGGCGGTTCTGCCGGGACCAGATCAGTGAAGCGTCTCGCGTGGCCAAGGCGGCGCGGTTTGTTGCCGCTTGGGAACGCGGCGACGAAGACAGCAAGCCGCCGTGCCTGTGGCCTGTTGAGTTAGACGCTGAGCTTGACCGGATTGTAGGGGTTGCATCGCTTTGACTTACGATCCGCGCATCGAGTGGGTGCCAATGTACGACGGTTTTAACAACCGTATTGAATGGCGGCCTGCTTGCCTTGACGAATGGAGCGAACGCGCTCGCGCGTCTGTCGTCGGTGTCCGGGCCGAACCTATGACGGGCGATGGCCATCTTGTCCGTTTTGACCTCTACGAAGCAATTAAAAAGCACCTAGCGCCTGATCCGCGTCGCGACTGGATACTCGTTTAATGGCTGATCCTATCGACCCGACATACAGCGCACCGCTCCCGCCAACAGGGAAGGGCAAGGGGCGCGGTGGGCGTGGTCGCCAAGATAGGCCGCTGTCTGACCGCAAAGCGCCTCAGCCGGGCCGCTCTGCCAAGCTAGGGGCTGTTCACGCTGAGGCTATCAAGCGGTGGGGTTACGCTTGGAACCGCGAGCGCGAAAACGTCAATTTGGCGTATGAGGATCAATTATTTCGCCTTGGCGACCAGTGGGACCCGATGGCGTTGGCTGCCCGTACTGCAGACATGCGGCCTGTGTTGGTGTTCAACAAACTTCCACAATTTGTTAAGCAAGTAACCGGCGACATTCGGCAGTCACGGCCTAGCATCTCGGTGGTGGGTGTTGACGACAGAGCGGACAAAAAGACAGCCGAAGTGCTGTCCGGTATGATCCGCTACATTGAAAACCGCAGTGACGCGAACAACGTTTATTTTAACGCTTCGGACAGCCAAGTGTCGTGCGGCATTGGTCACTGGCGTGTGGTGTCTGAATACGCGGACGACAGCACGTTCGAGCAAGAGCTAGGCATCGAGCTAATCGAGGACGGAATTGCCGTTCTTTGGGACCCGGACGCGGCGCACGCGACCCGTAAGGATGGCCGGTATTGCTTTGTTCCGGTCGATATCTCGCGCGAACTGTTCAAGGAAAAGTATCCCGACTTTGAACCGTCGAGCATGACGAACATCGGGGACATGACTTACCCTAGCGGGTGGGGCGGTGATGAGTACGTGCGCATTGCCGAATACTGGGTAAAGCAGCCGACCAAGCGCAAGCTGGCGCTGTTGCCTGACGGCGGCATTGACGACCTGACGGACGACGCGGACGCGGTTAACAAGGAAGCCCAGATCTTGGCGCAGGGTGGTCGCGTTGAAATGCGCGATGCCCACAAGGTCGTGCGGTATGTGCTGTCGGGGTCGGACGTTATCGAAGGCCCTGAAGATTGGCCGGGTCGTTATATCCCGATCATTCCACTGATCGGCGAGGAAGTGCGCGTCGGGCGCAGGCGTTATCGGCACGGTATCGTGCGTTATGCAAAGGACCCGCAGCGCTCCTACAACTATTTCAGGTCCACGCAGACCGAAGTCATCGCGCTGCAGCCCAAGGCACCTTGGCTTGGCACGATTGACAACTTTAAGGACTCGGAGGACCAGTGGGAAAGCGCCAACATTAAGAACTGGCCTTACCTCACCTATACGCCAGACCCGAAGAACGGCGGTGGCGCACCGCAGCGTGGCACGCCTCCCGTGACTTCGCCTGGGCTGTCGGAAGGCGCGCAAGACGCTGAAAACGACATGTACGGCACGACGGGCATCTACCCGTCCAGCCTAGGGCAGAAGTCCAACGAAGCGTCGGGCAAAGCCATCATGGCCCGGCAGCGTGAGGGCGACACCTCGACGTATGTTTACCAGAGCAATTTTAGCCTCGCCCTGCAGCACACCGGCCGCGTGATCGTTGATCTGATCCCGCATGTTTACGACACGCCCCGGACGATCCGCGCCATCGGCGAGGATGGCAAGGTTGACGTTGTGCGCATCAACGAGCCTGCGTCGGAAGCAATCGACGGAGCTATTGACCGCATTCAGAACGACGTGACGGTTGGAGCTTACGACGTAGTTTGCGAAATGGGGCCGTCCTACACAACCAAGCGTGAGCAAGCCAAGGATGGCATGTTGCAGTTGCTGCAGACGGTGCCGAACATTGCGCCGCTGATTATGGACCTTGTGGCCAAGGCGCAGGACTGGCCGCTCGCGGACAAGATTGCCAAGCGGTTGCGGACCACGCTGCCGCCGCAAATCATGATGGAAGAGGCACAGGAGAGCGGCGACGAGCCGCCCCCGCCGCCTCCCCCGCCGCCGCCTGATCCGCGCATGGAAGCGGACGCCGCGAAGGCGCAGGCCGACGTTGAGATGAAGCAGATCGACCTACAGATTGCGCAGATCAAGCTTGCGATGGAAGAGGCCAAAGCCGCCGCTGCAATGCAGCCGGGCACTGACATGGCGCAGTTCGCGATGCAGTTGCAGATGCTTTCGGAAAGCATGATGCTTATACAAGAGCACATGGCGTCGGTTGATGACGAGCCACCGCAGGGCATGAGTGGCCCTATGGACAGCCCTATGGGTATGCCGCCCGGCATGATGCCCGGTGATATGCCCGGCATGATGCCGCCGCCTGAGATGATGCCTGAAATGCCGCCCGAAATAGGGCCTGAAATGTTTGACCCGCAACAGCCGCCTCCGGGTGGCTTTTTTAATGCCCCGGAGAACTGACGATGGCCACCTATACCAGCTTCCTGCCGAACGACCGTGGCACGCTAACGGTTAGCGTCACGTCCTCGACGGCCAACAATGCCCTGTTGCGCGCGCCGACTTCGGGCGTGTTCCAGGTCAGGGTTTATAACGCCGGATCGGCGCTTGCGTTCATCCGCTTCGGCGAGGTGACGGTTAACTCGGCTGGCACGGTTGACCTTGCCACCACCGTTGCGGCCACGACTGCGGACATTCCTGTTGCTGCCGGCAACACTGAGACGTTCACGGTTGACAGCGGCACGACGCGCATTGCGGCACTTACGGCCAGCGGCACCGCGACCCTTTACGTGACCACGGGCGAGGGCATGTAACGTGGCCGTTCGTGCGGGTGGTGGGCGTGAACGCTATTACGCCCGCAGCGGGCCATCAACTGGCACGTCTAGCCTTGTGCCTGCGTATCCGTATCCGGGGTCTTCGCTAGATGCTGCGTTTGTTGCCAATGCCTACACTTGGGGCCGCAATTCGCTAGACGCCAATTTCGAGTCCACTGCTGCGGGCGCTTATTTCTACCAACCGAGTGTTGCCATGCCATCTTATACAAACCTGCCGGATTTCATCACGGGCATTGGCGGTACTTTCACGCGCGCAAGCACCGCGACCTACTTTGACAACACCGGCACCTTGCAGACCGCAGCAAGCGGCGTGCCCCGCATTGGCCAGTTGCCCGGCCTGACGACGCGCATGGGGTATCTGGCCGAGGAAGCGCGGACGAATAGCATTCGCAACAATTCCATAATTGGGGTCTCCGCTGGAACGCCGGGAACGTTGCCAACAAATTGGACGTATGGCCAGCTTTCCACATTGTCGACTCAAATTGTTGGCTCCAGCACTGAAAATGGAATTACTTACGTCGATATTCGACTGTTTGGGACGGCAACGACAACTGCAATTATTTATTTTGAAACGCATACAACCATTGCGGCAACAAACGCGCAAACATGGTGTAATTCGCTGTTTTTAAAAACCGTTGGTGGTGCGCTCACAAACATTGGTAGTATAACCACAACGTTGCGAATGAGCGATAGCGGCGGGTCAAATCTCGGGTTTATACCCGGCTCGGCTATAACTGTTCCCGCCAGCGGCACCAATCTATCCGCAGACCGTTTCTCGGCTGTTTCAACAACGTCTAGCGCTAGCACGGCTTTTGTTACTCCCGCGTTAGCTGTAGCAATAGCTGGTGCGGTTGACATCACCCTTCGCATCGGCCTTCCGCAGCTTGAACTTGGCGCATTTGCCACGTCACCCATTCCCACCACAACCGTTGCAGTAGCCCGCGCGGCTGACGTACTGAGCCTGCCCACGACGGGTTGGTATTCGGCCAGCGCGGGGACGTGGTTTGCTGAGTCACTAAGCTTTGATACTGTTTCTGCTGTTCAGCGGATTTTTTCGGCTTCTGATGGGAGCACAAACAATTATTTTGAAACGTTTTTCAATTCAACAAGTACGCTTACAACTGCGCAAACTGCATTCGGCGGCGTTAACCGCCAACTTGGCGGCGTTGGGGCGCAAACGCCTATAAACGTAATTAATAAATTTGCAACTGCCGCAAATGGGGCTGGAATTTCCTCTGCAGCCAATGGCAACACAGCAATAACGTCTGCTGTTGCGGGGACAATGCCAACTTTAACAACTTTATATATTAGCAATAGAGCAGACGGAGCGCGTCAATTCAACGGGTTTTTGTACCGCTTGTTTTACATTCCGTCACGTGAAGCTGACGCAACTTTGCAGGCACTTACAGCATGATTGACCATCTCCTAGTGTTCGCAGACGAAGCCGCAGCCCGCGCCGCCGTTCCGCAGTTTGGCATGGTGAACGAAGACGGTGGCTGGCATTGGAACGGGTCCAACGTCATGCCGGTGCGCGCGTTCATCCCCGGCGAGTACGTCCAGCACGACGACGGCACTGTGACCGTGATCCGCGCTGAAGTAAACGTTCCAGGCTTCCGCATCTGGGTTGCGCTGCCGGAATACAACGTCACGCTGACCGGCCTTGAGATCGCTTGCGACCGTGACGCCATGCAGCGTGGCGAGTCTTGGTTGCTGTTCTCTGCCGTGCCTGCCGAACGCATGGCGATGGTCAAGCTGTCGCCAATGTATGCCGGCGCGAATTACGTGTTCTCCAACGGAGGCTAACCCCATGCGTGCGCTTGCTCTTGCTACCGTTCTGACGCTCGCCGCGTCCACGGCTTCTGCCGCCGTCTACCGCGTCCCGGCTGTGCGTATGCCGGCTGTGTTCCGTGTGGCCACCGCACCGGTTGCCCCGACCCTTTCCATCGTAGTCCCGACCGCGCTTGTTGCGCCGTCGCTGGCTGCAATCCTTGCCGCGCGTGGCTTCAACCTTTCGAGTATGCCGCGCCGCTAACCACTTCACGCAGGCCAGCGCATGACGCGCCGGCCGCGATGATGACCGCGCCCCGCTCTTGCGGGGTTTTTTATTGGACATTTTCAGGATGACTGACCAAACGCAGCCGATTGAGCAGGCGCCAGCCGCGCCAGTTATTGAGG